TCCACAGTTTACATTGAAGCGGAAAACGAAGAAGAAATGATTCAAGAAGCAAGAAATGAATTTAAAAGCAATTCATATTCCCATTCAATCGAAGCGGATATTTTGACAAGTTCAAAGATATACCCATTAAAAGAGTTGTATGTAGGGCATGAAGTAATGATAAAAACCAATGCAGGCATCAAAGAAAGTATTATTTCCGAAATATCGCTTTCGGATGCGGCGGATGTTATATCAGTTAAATTCGGAATCTTAAAAGTAAAATTAACCGATAAAATGAAAGGAGTGTTCAAATAATGGCAATTCGCGGAATTACATTTTCAAAACAAACAGTATCATCAAATGATGACAAAACTGTAAATATCGGATATACAGATGGATGTCCACTGACTTTTTCTTTTAAAAAGGAGGATGATGCTGTTAATAAAATTCAGCATATTCCTTCTAACAAAGAGTAAAATATTAAAGAATTTTGATTGAAAAATTACTTATAAATGGGGAGAGAATATCTCTCCCTATTATTTCTATTAGAGAATGAGGTGATAAAATGGCAATTTTAAAACCAACTAAAGTTTATAATTGGAACGGATTAAAAGTAAATGAATTTCTTTTAACAGTTAATAATCCAAATAAGATTGATATGCCAACAGTGGCAATGCCTAAACCGATTGGCGTTACAGTTCACAATACTGGAGCAATTAGTGTTTCTTCAAGTACAACAATGGCGGAGCAGTATACAAGAGCTACTCTTAATGGTAATATGAATACTGTAAGAGTTCATTTCTATGTTGATGATACTTGTGCTTGGCAGAATTTGCCTTTAACATTAAGCGGTTGGCACGCTGCTGACGGTTCTGGCAATGGTAATAGAAAAACAATTTCTATTGAAGTTATTGGTAATTCTAAGAAAGCAGAGGAAAATGCCGCCAAGTTAGTAGCATATTTGCTTGATAAGTATGATTGGAATGTAGAAGAAAACCTTTATACTCATACTCACTGGCTTAATGTAAGAGATGGCAAGAGAGGTACTGTTGCAGAATTGAATGTAATGAAAAATTCTTATAAGATGTGCCCTATTTATATTTTGCCGCACTGGAATGATTTTAAGAAATTAGTTCAGAGTAAGCAGAAGAAAGAAGTAGTAACAGTACTTTATAGAGTTCGTAAGACTTGGGATGATGCTAAGTCTCAAATTGGTGCTTATAGTAGTCTTGAAAATGCAAAGAAGGCTTGTAAGGAAGGTTATAGCGTATTTGATGAGAATGGTAAAGCCGTTTATACAGTAGAGGCTAAACCTACATCAACCCCAGAGGCAACTCCAACAGTGAAGCCAGTTGAAACTCCCGCCGCCAAACCTGTTGAGGATAAAATTAATGTTAAGTATCGTGCTTATGCCGGCGGAAAATGGTGGGGAGAAATTGAGAATTATAATACTACTAATTCTAATGGTTATGCTGGCGTTGAAGGTAAATCAATTAAAGGACTTGCTATTAAACCTGAAAAAGGAACTATTAGATACCGTGTTCATATTAGAGGCGGCAGCTGGCTTGGTTGGATAACCAGTTATGATATCAATAACTGGAGAACAGGATGTGCTGGCAATAAGATAAGAGATATTGACGCAATACAGATGGATTTTAGCGGAGTAGAAGGTTATGAGATTAGATATCGAGTTTCTACCACTAATTCTAAAGATTACTTGAATTGGATCGAAGGATTTAATACTAAGAATTCTAATGGATATGCAGGTATTATTGGCCGCTCAATTGATAAGATTCAAGTTGAGATCATTAAGAAATAAATATTGCCGCCTCATCATTAAAAATCTTGATGTGGCGGCACGATATAAAGGAGGTAGATTACATGTTCGAAGCATTTATTAGTATGTCCACTGGCAATGTACTCGGAGCAATCGGAATCCTCGCAGCTATTGTCAGTATAATTACTGAACTTTTTAAGAAAATCGTCCCCGAATCTTTCCCAACAAAAGCTTTAGTAATGATTATTTCTTTAGTTATTACTCTTGGCTTTGTATTGCTTTTCTGTACGATTAGTGTTAAAATGATTTTGCTTGGAATTGTTGGAAGTTTTGTTGTAGCTTTTATTTCAATGTATGGTTGGGATACTTTTAAGGAGATTATTGCAAGATTTAAATATCCACTTTAATAAAAGCGAGGTGAGATAATGAATGATTTAATTTTTGAGAATGGTGACGACTTAAGATGGGAATCTGAAAATATTTCTGAATTAATTGATAATGAATATTATGATAACATGTACCCTGATTCAGACAATTCTATTGCCTTAAAAAATCTATTAAATGGAGATGCACAAGGCACCAAAGAAAAAGATTACTTAGATCCAACTCCATTTATAAATAAAAAGGGAATCAACTATCTTGCAGCGAGAGCTGATGAAATAAAAGTCGGTATTGACAACATGGATTATACGGGACAAGATAAGGAAAATGAAAGCGATATTTTAACTACAATTTTTAATCTTTTAATGCCTCGTTATGCAAGACGAGTTGAAGTTGAAGATTTAAATAAAAATTTCTGGGTTATTGCCCAGACAATAGATGCCATCTTAAGTGCAATTTGGGGACATGATGGAATTATTGATATTATTCAAGAAATAATAAAAAGACAAAATAATCTTTATCTTAAAATTAATGATATTGATTATACAGTAAAAAGCTTAGATCAAACTATTTGTTTATTGAGACCTAATTTTTCAAGCTATTTTGACGATGGAACATATTTTGATTTAAATGGAGACGGATTAATCGGTCAAGATGACATGTCTTTATTATTGGCAATAGGGGCAGACTTTGGAGCATCAAATTTTGATCTATTAAAAGAAAAGGTAGATGATTTTGTTGATAAATATTTGGTAGAAACAGAGCAGGACTTTTGCCAACAAAATCCAGACACAGAAGAGACTTTTGTTGGAGAGTGGGGAATAAGAGATTATAATAATGAGAAGGAATTTAATAGTACCATTAGAAAAAGAACTAATTTTGATCAATTAAGAATTTCAAGTGGGAAATCTCTTTGTTTTATTCGACCAAGCGGCGAAAATTTTTGTTGTGGATTATACGCACCTGGTTATAAAGAAGTTAACTTAGATTTATCTTTTGATGACGCGAAAGAAAAAGTCAAAGAAATTTTATTACATAAAGTAATTCAATTAAGCAAATTTTTTGAATTAAATGCAAATACAGTAAGCATTATAAAAATAAAAATAGATAATTTCCCTATTGAAAATTATCCAAATCAAACAGAAAAAATTCAATATAATTATGAAAAATTTAGAGATTTTGGATTTTTATATGAAGATATAATTTCAAAAGAAAGTGACATATCTCTATCTCCGCAAAAGTTTGGAGAAAAATTAATTCATTTCTTTTATCATGATTTAAAAGACAATACTGTAAATGAAGGCGGATATGCATGGGAAAGATGTGTTTACACTTCTGGATACAATTATACTGAAGGTGTTATTAAAAATAGCTGGATAACGATCCCTCATGTCTGTGCTTATCAACCAAGAAGAGATAATGTAAAAATGTTGGTTGCAGCATTCTCTAATTTTGATGTCTTTTTTAATTTTATTAAAGAAGAAGATAAAAGAGAAGAAAGAATTTCTATTTTAAGACAGCTATTATTAAATACTGAAAAAAGAATTCCTTATATTCTTTTCTCTGAAGAGTCTTATAAAAATGAAGAAATAAAAGGGCTTGCTTTCTTAACAGAAATGGAAATGAATAGTTTTGTTGAAATTCTTTTAAATGAGATAGATATTTTATCAAGTGAAGATTTTTATCAAAAATATGTTGATCAATATCTCACAGTTGGTTCTTCGAATCGTGAGTTTCCTGCCGCTAATATTAAAGTAACATATTGGGGCGGCATAGAAAAAAATAATTATTTTGAAATTATGAGAATAATGTCAAGAAGAATTCATTTTAATATTGCCGATGATCTTAAAACAGCAAATATACAAAATTATTGCTATCCAACAGAAGGAAATGAAGGAGAGAATTATTATCTAAGATACGATATTAGAAGAATTGCTATTTATTATTGGTGCGATGACTTCAGAATAACAAAATGCAAGAATTATTTTGGCCCTTTCCGTCTAGATAATATTGCCCGTTTTAGAGGAGAGTATTATTATACATTAAATCCTTTCTTTGTGGAAAATGATTTGTGTAAAGAAGAAGAAAAGATTTATATAAATAGAGTTCATACTGCAAGACACAATGAAGAAGATGAATGGACTCAATGCTCAGAATTCTATACGGTACAATCAAAAATAGATGAAAAACTTAGTGGGAATTTAGGCTCTCCTCATTGTGCAGATATTACAGACAACTATATTGTAGGAACAAACTGGGAGAATCCTGCATTGCTTTCTGTTTGTAAAATTAATTTCCGTGGTCATGAGCCAGGAATTACTTACACAACAGAAATAGAAAAAACTTGGTTTTTGAATGAAGATGAGGAAGATAATTTAGAGAGTGTATTTATTGAAGGAAGTAATCTCGCATGGTAAATTAAAGTCAAGGCTCACTGCCTTGACTTTTCTTTTTCTTTATGATATACTATTTATAGAAATTTTATAAGAAATACTGTAAATAATGTTAGAAAATTTAATGGAGGTTAATAATAATGGATAGAAAATTTATTTATATCATTACGGTTATGGAAAGATTTAATAAAGAAGTAAATTATAAAAATGATGTACTTAATGTTTCTACTGGATTTACAAGAATTCCCGTTTTATGCGAGTCATTAGAAATGGCCTTAGAAATTGTTGAAAATAACATGTGTGATATTCAAGAACGATGTTATGATTTTGCTTGCATTGAAAAAATTGAATTAAATGAATTTTACCCATGTGTAGAAGAAACAATTCTTTTTAGATATGACCACAGAAAAGAAAGATTTTATCAAATCGATAAGACTGAATTTCCAACATATACTATATGTGATGTAGGTTGACATGAATTTAATTTTATGTTATGATAGAAAAGTTGTTAAATAAATTGGAGGAATGTATATGACTTTAAATACTCGGCAAAGGAAAGTTGTTGAAGCAACTGAGAACAAAATTTTATGCCTTGCGGCGGCGGGCAGCGGAAAATGTATTCCAAATTCAATAAAAATTCCAACACCAAAAGGATGGAAAAGAGTAGATGAAGTTAAAGTAGGAGATTATCTTTTTGATAAAGAAGGTAAGCCAACAAAAGTTGTGGGAGTATATCCTCAAGGAAAAAAAGAAGTTTATGAAATTACTTTTGGAGATGGGAGAAAAGCTAAATGCAGTATTGATCATATTTGGAGCGTAAATCGAAAAACATGGAGAGATAGTCAACAATTTAAGAATTATACATTAAAAGAAATACTGGAGGATAAATGGCAAATTATAGATAAACGAGGACATAAATTACATAATTTTTCAATTCCTTGTGCCAAAGCAATTAATTATGAAAATGATAAAAAATTAAAAGTAAACCCTTATTTATTTGGAATCTTTTTAGGAGATGGATGTTGTCGAGATCAAGCCTTAACACTCTCATCCAATGATAAAGAACTTGTAATAAAAATCCAAAAAATACTTAATAGTCCACAAGTTTACAAAAATCAATCTAATTATAGTTGGACATTTTATAAAGAGGATGGGCATAGATTCTCTACAAAAGAGGTTTTAGGAGAATATGAAAAATTTATTTGCTGCTATTGTTATGAAAAATCAATTCCCGATGATTTTAAATACTCTTCTATAAAAGACAGGTATGAATTAATTCAAGGACTTATGGATACAGATGGTTCTATTATTAGAGCGGATGGTAGATATCATGTAAGTTTTACAACTACAAGCTCCAAATTAAGAGATGATTTTATTGAAGTGATGGGATCTTTAGGATATGTGTGTACTTACAGAACAGATAAGAGAAGCGATAAATATACTCATGGAGAAGCATATGAAGTAAAAATAAATATTCCTAATGCGGAAAAGTATAAACTATTCTCTCTTTCAAGAAAAAAAGAAATTGCTTTGGAATGCAAAGATAAAAAACAAAATCGAAAATATGATAGAACAACAATAATTAATATAGAAAAACTTAATTATAAAGAGGAAATGACTTGTTTTTATGTTGATAATGAGGAACATTTATTCCTTATGAATGATTTTATTGTTACTCATAATACAACTGTTTTAACAGAAAGAGTTCGTTATTTAATCGAAAAGCGCAATGTTCCTCCAGAAGAAATCTGTGCAATAAGTTTCACCAACATGGCGGCAGATGAAATGAAAAAGCGATTAGGCAATATTGCTATTGGAGCTTTTATTGGCACAATTCATAGCCTTGCCAATAATACTTGTATTGCAAATGGAATTAGTACTGAAAAATATATTGCTGATACTGAATTTGATATGATTCTTCGAAAGGCATTAACAATTCCAAAGGGAAGATATCCTAAATTTACCCATCTCCTCATTGATGAGTTTCAGGATACTGGTCAGCTTGAGTATAGTTTTATTGAAAGAATACCTACTAAAAATTTCTTTGTAGTTGCGGATGAGCGCCAAGCAATATATGGGTTTAAGGGCGCATCAGATATTTATGTAAGAAATCTATATCACGATGCTTTTTGTAAGGTATATTACCTAAATCAAAATTATCGTTGTGCGCCGAACATCATTTCCTATGCAGATAGTCTTATTGCTTCAATGGATAAACTAAGTCCAAAAACCGAAGCTATCAAAACAAAAGATGGCTATGTTAGTGAACATTCTACATTTGTAGATGCTCTTGATGAACTTGAATGGTCTCAGGATTGGGGTAATTGGTTTGTTCTTACAAGAACAAATAATGAACTTGCAACTGCAATGACTAAGCTTGAAGAGAGGAATATCCCTTATATTTCTTTTAAAAAGGGAGACCTTGATTTAATTGAAATGGAAGCTCTCCTTAAAGATAATCGAGTGAAGGTTTTAACAATCCATACTGCTAAGGGTTTGGAAAATAAGAATGTTATTGTTACTGGAGCAAGACTTTATAACGAAGAGGAAAGAAAAATTGCATATGTTGCCGCAACAAGAGCAGAACAGTCTCTTTATTGGTGTCCTTCTATCTGCCGCCGTGGCAAGGTTGGAAGACCAGATAACAGAGATGATGCAGATGCAGGAAAGGTATTTGAAAAAGCCGCCAAGAATATGATTTCTTTTGGGTGATTTAGTTGGATAGAGTGGAGATTTATAATAATGGAGAAATCAAAGTAGAAGTTGAAGGATGGTTTCACAGATACTTAAAATCAGTTGTAATTAGAACGGTTAAACTTTCTCAAGTTCAATACCGTTTTCTATTGGAAATTGCTCTGGATAAATTAAAAGAGCAAGATATTGATTATAAGGGCTGTGTACTAAAAGCTTCATCGAGCGCGCCCATACTTGAACACTATAAAATACTGTCTTTAATTGAGCCATTTAATATTTTTGAATTTGCATTGACAACAATGGTTTCATTAGAAGATTGGGATTGTCTCGATGAACTAACTGGTCTAATAACACAACACTATAAAGAAGAAGATATTCCTTTTTATTTGGAATTCTTTAAAAAACCAGTTTATAACATAGATGGTTTTATTGCAGCGAAATACGGCGGCGAGCTATTAATTTCTTTCTTTAAACTGGATGATGAAGAAAGAGAGGAAAATATTAGAGATATTAATTAAAAATTCTACTTAATAATATTGGAGGCTATTTTATGTTTACATCTAAAAAGAGCTAATTGCTCTTTTAAATAACAGTAATTCCGAATTTTGAAAAACCAGTAATGGCGTATTAAAAGGAGGAAATAAAAATGAATTCAAAAACAAAGAAGATTACAACTCTTGTTGTTTCTACTGTTGCAGTAATTGCTACTGTAGTTATACTTCTGATTGGTGCCCCTGCTTACTCAACAGGAGAGACAGTTGAAACAACAAATTCTGTTGCCACCACAACAGAAACAATGACAACACAGACAATGACAGAAACAACTACATCGACGGCAGAAATCACAACTGCAACAACAGAGACAACTACAACAGTAGAAACGACCACTGAAACAACAGAGGTTGTAACAACAAAACAAACTACAACTTTTATTGTAGAAACACAAAACCCAACTACTGAAGCGGCCTTAATTACAACCGAACCTGTAGTTACTACGACTACTACAACAACTACAATTCCTGTAATTATAGAAGAATATGTAATATATAAGCCCGCAACGCATTATATTCATATTAATACTTGTCGTTGGGCGGCGAGTGGTGATATCTATAGAATTGAAAATACAGAAGGTATAGAAGCAAGAAGATGCTCTGAATGTAATCCCTCTATGGAAATTATCACAGAATATATTGAACCAGTTCCTGAGCCTGGGGAGCTTACTTATATAAAGCATTTCACAAGAGGAACTTATTATGCCTATGGTGGGCCAAGAAAAGGTGGCTCACAGAGGCAGTTAATTGATTGTTCTATTGGTGACGGAACAGTCAAAGGTTCAATAGCAAGTAGTTACCTTTATCGAAATTATGGGTATAACTACAATGGAAAACGCACTATGGTCTATTTGGAAATCAATGGCTATCCACAGATGAATGGATATTACTATCTTGATGACTGTGATGCCGGCAATCCTAATGTAATTGACTTTTTCTTTCTTTATGGAAGTAATTGTCCTTTCCAGAGACAGGGTGTCGTACAAGTTGATTGTTATATAGTAAATTGATTGAATTACTTATGACAACGATAAACGATTGAGCTTGGCAAACTCAATTTTGAGCAACCCAACTTTAAGAGTTGAAAATAGGCATAAGGAATTACTGTTAATAAAAGGCACAGGCAATATAGTCTGTGCCTTATTTTATTGACATTTTTATGGGATTATGATATAATATTCTTATAAAGGAGGGAGAATATGAGTTATTATGTAATTGCAGATACGAAATTTAATGATAATATTACCGCGGCGCGATTAAAGATTTCTCTTGAAGACTATAACAAAATGTTGATTGAGAGATGGAATTCTATAATTACAAAAGATGATAGTATTTTTGTCTTTGGAGTTTTTGGTGTTGGGCTTGGTAAGGAATTAAAATCTATAATTGAACAATTAAATGGTGTAATTTATATTGTAAACTACATGGAAAATAAAATCTTTGACAGAGATAGATGGAAGAGACTTGGAATTCATGCAATATGGGACTGTAACTTTACTTACCCTATTGACAATGATAAAATATTCTTTCCTGCCGCCAAAAATTGTAGTGATGAAACTTGTAAATACAGAATTTTGACAGAAAAAGATGGGGCGGCGGAAGTTTATAAAGATAATAAACTTTCAATTGAAGCAAAATATTGGAATTATAAACCAATTTTATTAAAGAATATTCCACTTATTATTAAAGAAAGGGAGGAAAATTAAAATGAAAGTAGAACTTATTTCATGGACAAATAATCCTATAGAAACAGTTGAAAAAGCATGCTCTGTATGTTATGATTCAACACCCGATAGAAAAATTGTAAGTCAATGTTTAGCATCAGGGCATCATTCTGTTGTTGAGCATATGAATTTTACTTTTAAGATCGAGGGCGTATCGAGAGTTTTAACTCATCAATTAGTACGCCATAGGATCGCTTCATATTCTCAACGTAGTCAACGTTATTGTAGTGAAGAGGGGGCAAAAATGGTAGTACCACCTTCTATTGAGCAAAATGATGTTGCACTAGATATTTACAACAAGATTATGTGGAGAATTGAAGAAGCATATAAAGATCTTCAGGCGCTGGAAATTCCCAATGAAGATGCTCGTTTTGTTTTACCTAATGCTTGTGAAACTACTATTTATATGACTATGAATCTTAGAACTCTTGCTCATTTTATGAATGAAAGACTTTGTACTAGAGCACAATGGGAAATTCGTAAAATGGCACAAGAAATGAAGAAAGCAATTAAAGAAAAACAATTTGAGATGCATCTCGATGATTTAGATATGGAATTAATTATGAGTGTTTGCGTCCCAAAATGTGAAGCTGGTAAGATTAAGTTCTGTCCTGAACATAAGAGCTGTGGGAGACAAAAAACAGCACAAGAAATTAAGAATGTACTTCAGGCCTATTCAGTACTTAATTAAGGGAGGAATAAGTGAATGTTAGTTGCAGCACAATTATATCAACAAGAACTCCAGCAAAAACTTCGAGCAACTTGGTATGATCTTAAATACCAATATTTCTGGCAAGGTGGTTGTGAAGACATTGATATTCCAAATAATAATTATTGGAAGAAGCAATTCGCCTTTCTTGATAATGAAGGAAATGTAACTGGATATTTTAGTTACAATTACTGTGCAGAGGCAAATTCAATTAATAATTTTGGATTAATTAGTTTCATTGACTATAATCCTCGCTTCATTCGATCTGTAATTAAGCATCTTGAAAATATACTGTCTCAAGGACATATAAATCGAATTGAATTTTTTGCCTATGAAGACGGACCTGCAAACAAAGGCTATAAAAAATTGGTTAAGAAGTTTGGCGGCAAACAGGTTGGAAAACTAACAAAAAATTCAAGATTGCTTGATGGTAAGCTTCATGACACTATTATCTATGAGATCCTTAGAGAAGATTATCTAAAAAAGAATTGGCCTAAGTGTGACGGCTGGCGGCGGGAGGCAAGTGAATGACATATATCTGTATTATTTTAGGAGTATTATTACTCACTGCCATAGGTTATATAGTATATCTACTTAAACCGCCGAGTAAGCAAGGACTTTATGAAGAAGAATTTCAGAGGGCGGCGCACGAGATTGAAGAAAGATTGAGAAAAGAAAGAGAAGAACAAGTCAATTTTCAATCAGAACAAATTCGTCAAGAGATTCATAATATGGAAATAATGCTTGAAGAAAAGGCAAAAACATATAAGCAAACTCAAAATGAATGGTTACAGCAAGTTCAAAGTCTTAAAGAGTCATATGAGAGACAGCGAGAAGAGATTACTTCTTCTATTAAGGAACACACTTTAAAAGAACAGCAAGTAATGACTGAAAAGCTTTTACAAAAGCAGCAAGAGATTGAGAAAGAAGTTCGTATATTAGATGATAAGTACAATCTTACTGTTATAGACTATGAGAATAAAATGTTTGATATTCGCTGTAAATTTGAGACGGAAGAGCAAGACTTAAATTCTCAAATCGTCCAGAAGAGAAATGAAATTAACGCTCTTATTGAACAATTTAAGAAAGATGAAGAAGCTCGCAAAGAAGCAGATTTCTATCGTATTCCAATAACTCCTGCCGCCCAAAATGACATTAATAAATTGAAAGGCGTGGCGGCGCAATTAAATAATCCAGCAACATTATATAAGTTGATTTGGAAGGAGTACTATGAGAATGGATTTAATGCTATGATTGGTAGAGTTTTGGGGGAAGATAAAGATTCAATTGGAATTTATAAGATTACAAACATCAAAAATCAAATGTGTTATATCGGACAAACAAAAGCGGGTTTTAAAAATCGTTGGAGAACTCATGCCAAACGTGCTGTAAAAGCAGAAGATGGAACTTCTAATCGTCTTTATCAAGACATGTGGGAGAATGGATTGGAAAATTATACCTTCCAAATTATTGAGAAATGTACGACTGATAAATTAACTGAACGAGAAAAATTCTATATTGACTTCTTCAATTCGAAGGAATGGGGCTTTAATTCTAAAACTTAATTTCTAAAAGAATTGATGCTGCGGCGCGCCGCGGCATCAAGCGGTTTTTGGGCTACCTTTTTGCCGTTTCAAAAACGGTAGCAATAACTTAAAATACCCATTATTAACAAACCGAGATACCCGATTTTAACAATCCGATATATCCACTATTAACAAACCGGAATACCCGTTATTAACAACCGAGATACCCGATTTTAACAACGCAAGTTTTAAAATAAAAATTACCAACGCAATTTTTTAGAATATTTTAACAAAAATTTCACTTTATTTATGAGGCGACGAGCCATAATACTTTGAGGTGATATAATGAATAATATATTAAAGAAAATTCCTTTTAGAACGGAGGAGTACATTTTGGAAAAATTAGCTTATAATGATTGTGTTTATGCTTGGCTTTTGTTACATTCGCATTATAATGAAACAGAATCGCATAATTATATTTACAAAGAAGAGATTAATTTCAGTAAAATAGCAACATCTATACATCGTTCAAGGCAAACTGTTTCAAAAAGATTTAAAAAATTAATTGAAGATAAGATTATTCAAGAATATTTATATAATGGTAAATTTGTTTATAAATTACCATACTTCAGAGATTTTGAAGAGCTACATGGGCAGACTGTATTTCAACTTCTTTGTCTTCCCGTAGATAAGCAAAAAGAAGAGTTAATAAAAACTTACGCTTGGCTTTTAAGAAAAAAGAGAATTTCTGAAAAAGAGGGTAAACATAATTTTACCACTTCTTCTAAAGAGGCTTTAGAGACTTTTGGGCATTCTGCATCTCATAGTAAACAATATGAAAATATGAGAGCAATATTCACTATTTTACAAGGTGCTGGAATTATTAAGTTTAAAACAACTTCTTTTGAGAAGAGAGAAGATGGAACTATTCTACCACCACAGATGATTGTATATGAAGTAAATGATAAGGCATCAGATGAATGGTTGGAGAAATAGTATGGGATTGCTTATTTTACTATATTGACTTTTTCTATGGTTTATTATATAATTATAGTATAAAATTGAAAGGAGATTTAAGAAAATGAGTAGAGATACTACAACTGGATTAAGATTTGAAGAGAAAATTTCAATAAATATGGATGGAATTGATTTAACGAAACATAAGTTATATCAATATCTAAAGAGTAAAGGCATTAATTACAAAGAGATCATTTCTAAGAAATTATTGCCTGATGAATGTTATTTAGTTAATAATCATTTATATGTTTATGAAAAGAAATTTCAGTGCAGTGCAGGCAGCGCAGATGAAAAACCTCAAACTTGTGGGTTCAAAATTCAACAATTTAGAAAAATAGCGAAAGCCATGGGCGTAGAAGAAGTTTCATATACATATATTTTTAATGATTGGTTTAAAAAGCCAGAATATAAAGACATGTTAGAATATATTCGCTCTATAGATGGGTGCGATTATAAATTTGAGGAGGAGATTATTAATGGCAATTAACAAAGGATATTTAACTGCAAAAACGGATAAGGCGTCTGATGAAGTGTATACTCCTGCTTATGCAGTAAAGCCAATTTTAAAATATATCAAACCAAATAGTACGATTTGGTGTCCTTTTGACACGGAAGATAGTGAATATGTAAGAGAGATAGTAGCCGCGGGCCATAAAGTTATTTATTCTCATATTGATAATGGTCATAATTTCTTTGAATATGAACCAGAAGATTATGATATGATTATATCAAACCCGCCATTTTCAATTAAGGATGATATTCTTCGTCGGCTAACTGAATTGAAAAAACCCTATGCAATGCTACTCCCACTTCCAACCCTTCAAGGACAAAAACGGTTTGATTATTTAAAAGGAACGCAGGCACTTATTTTTGACAAAAGAATTAACTTTTTTAAAGATTATAAAACAAAAGAAATTCAGAAGGGGATTAGCTTTGCTTCTATCTATATTTGTAAGGATTTTTTACCTAAGGATTTAATTTTTGAAGAATTAGAGACTAAATAATTTTAATAAATTCTACCTCTTGACTTTTTTGAATTTCTATGATATAATAATTATAGAATAAAAAAAGAAAAGAGGTAATTTTATTATGGCAATTATTGGAATGGCGTTGATTTTCGGCGTTATTTATGTTGGTTCACAAATTTTGTTTGATATTTTTTTTGGAGGTAAGAAGTAATGAAAGTTTTAGTTTGTGTAGATTGTCAAGTTGATTTTACTACCGGAGCTCTTGCAAATCCAGTTGCAGAAGAGAGAATTCCTGCAATTAAGGAGAGAGTTGCCGCCGCGCGAGAAAATCATGAAATGGTAATCTTTACTCAGGACACACATATGGAAAATTATATGGATACTCTTGAGGGCGAGAAGCTTCCTGTTGAACATTGTATTTACCAGACAGAAGGCTGGGAGATTGTTGAGGAACTAAGAGATGAGGCAGCACTTTGCGTCCTGAAGCCTACTTTTGGCTCTTTCGATTTGATTGATAGGGTTGTTGCATTTCGTAATGCATTTAATGAAGATGTGGAGATTGAGCTATGTGGTTTTGTGACAAGTATTTGTGTTTTAGCAAATGCTGTTTTACTTAGAGCCGCGATGCCAGATGCTAAAATTATTGTTAATTCTAAATTGTGTGCGGATGTATCTAAAGAAAAGCACGAAGCTGCTTTAGAAGTTTTAAGATCTCAGCAGATTGATGTTATATGAGTAAATTAATTGATCTAACTGGACAAAGATTTGGAGATTTAGTTGTTCTTGAAAGGGACATTAATAAACCAAAAGGTCGTGCATATTGGATATGTCAGTGTGATTGTGGGAAAATTATTAGTACTCTTGGAACTCATTTACGACAAGGTAATTCAAAAAGTTGTGGTTGTAAAAGGAATTTTAAGGATTTAACTGGACAAAAATTTGGAAAATTAATTGTAATGGAATTATCAAAAAATAGAGATAAAGATAATTGTCATAAATGGATTTGCAAGTGCGAATGTGGAGCTATAAAAGAGATTAGTCAACATGATTTGAGAAGAGGTGTGTCTTCTTGTGGGTGTGTAAGATCAAAAGGAGAGGAAAGAATTTCTCAACTATTAACAGAAATGAATATTCTTTTTAAAAGAGAATATTATATTAATGGATTTAAATTAACAACTGGAGGAGTACCTCATTTTGATTTCGCACTCTTTAATGATAAAAATGACTTGATTTGTTTTATTGAGTATCATGGAGAACAGCATTATCAGGCACGAGGAAATATATTTACAGAAGAAAAAGTACAAATTATAAAAAAGAGGGATAAAGAAAAAGAGGAATACTGTATTTTAAATAATGTTCCTCTAAAAATAATTCCATATACAGATTTTAAACAATTAAATTGTGAATATTTAATGAGAATTTTAGCTGATGTAATTTGAAAGGAGGAGTATTATGTTTTTGAAGTTTTCAAATGGACAGTATATTCGTTCAAGATATATTGAATCTTTTAATTTTTATGAACGAGGAGATATTGATAAGAAGACGAAGCATATTCATATTAAAACTTATAGCGGCACAATGTTTCGTTTTTCTTATTGTGGGAAAAATGATAATTTAAATGAAGTCGATTACGAAAGTGATAAAGCAATGCTTGAAGATCTTGCTGAAGATAGAATGAAGGAGGATTAATATGAGAAATAAGATTAACTTGGTAACTATGACTGATATTACTGAATTTGTAAGAATTTGCGAAAGTATTGAAGGACGAGTAGAACTCTTTTGTGGCAAGAAGGGGTATCGTGTAAATGCTCGTTCTATGCTTGGCTGTCTTGCCGCTCTTGAATTTGATGAAATGTGGGTAGATTCTGATAAGGATATCTATGACCAGATTGAAAAGTTTATTGTAATAGGCGAAGATGGCAACTATATCCATGAATAAGAATTTTGGCGGCGAGCAATCGTCGCCTAATCGTGTTGGAGGTATTTATGCATAAAGTATCTTTGGAGGAAGTGAGACATCTCTGTAGAGAAGTTATTACTGGAATGAGAATTAAAGAAAAGGATGAGAGATATAGTGATAGCCTTAATTTTTATCTTACCAACGATTTTTTCTTTGAAGAATGCTGGAATCTTGATATGACTCTTTCCGCACTGATTTTATTAAGACTTATCTATTTTAGAGATAATCATTCTGGCGCACCAAGTTGTCTTTTTGAATATGATGAATTTGATCATATTAAAGAAGAAGATGGCTTTAAAAAATGGAATGAGATTCTTGATAAAATGATATGGGCATTTTATCTTTATATCAAAGAAGAAGACTATAACGAAGAAAATGGCAGGCAAATTGATGAAGGACTGGAGCTTTTTGCAAAATATTTTAGAGATCTATGGGACTAAGGAGGTATTATAATGGGATTAGATACTATTAATCTTAGTATGAAATCAAAAGGTCTTATGTTCATTTCTTATTATGAGAAAAATGAAGATAAGATGATTAAAGTTGATGAGGTAATTACAAAATGTAAGAGAAAGGATTTGGAGAACTCAATCGCTGGAACGAAAGTTTCTGTAGAATATGTTATTGCAAGCCCTGAGAG